AAATATATTTTTCATATTTTTTGTTTATATCCATTGCAGATTGAAAAAAAATTACTATCTTTATGGTATAGAAATTTAAAAACGATTATTATGGAAAAGAGAAGAGAAAGTATTTTAAACAAAATTAAGAATGTTAAAAGAGTTTATGATAGTTTTATTGAAGAATGGGAAGAAATGTATGAGAATGGTGAAGAAGATGTAATCATTGACATCCAAATAACCGAAGAAAAGTTAAGATATGTTGAATATGATATCCAACACTTATCTGATGAAACATTTACAAAAGTAAATTTGGATAAATTTGAGGAGTTATATAAAGATTACGATGATGAAGGATATGAAACTGGTGATGGTTGTAATACAAAACATATTGATGATATGATGAGTAAAATAGTTTATAAAAACTAAAAAAGGACGGTGGAGAACCCACCATCCCTTTTATTAAAGATAGATATAAAACCCTATGGATTTACGCTAATAAAGCCGCTATGATTGTGCTATCCACTTCTGGAGCGTTATCCGCTTCCTCAGCTGTGAATGTGATTGAGTAGTTGTTAGCGTCACCTTTAGCAACACCAGAACCTCCTTCAATCGCTGTTACAACAGCACCACTGTCTTTACCGAATGCCCAATATAAACCATTACTGTCTTTCACGATTATGAACAATTCTTTCTGTCCAGCAGTTAATTGTTTGATAGCCTCAGCTTTTGTTTTCTCTCTTCTACTCATTACTAAGTTTACCTCTTGGTTGAAGAAAGTTGTTCCATTCGCTAAGTCAATATTTACAGTTTCAGAGTATGAAGATGTATTTCTATTGAATTCAAATTCATAAAAAGAAGCTGTAGCACCACTAGTTGTGATAGCGGTGATTTCTGAGTTTGCTTCAGTATAACCTTCAATTAGACACATATCAGAGATGTAGATTTTCTCAACACCCCCAGCGTTATTGTCACATGATTTTGTTATACCTCCACTGATTAAATTACAACAAGCCATTTTTTATATTTTTTTTTTTAATTTTATTATTTATGGTTGTAAGGGGGTTAAGACCCCCATCAACCTATTTACATATTCATATTATGCGTATAATACGATTTCTGAACCATATACGTAGTCAACTCCAAATTTGAAGTCTCCAACCATTCTTACAACTGGTGCTCCTGTTACACTTCTTTGAGGTAATACTAATACTTCACCAAAGTCAGACATTAAGTCTGTGATTAACAATAAGTTGTTTTGTTGTGCTGCTACCATTTTGTTAGCTGACATACCACCAGCTACAATGATTTTAACACCTAAGAATTCTAACTCATCGTGTTTCTGCATGTAGTAAGTCTCCGCTGAAGCGTCAGCAAGTGCTTGACGATAGAAAGAAGCTGCGTTAGTTCCCATATAAATCGCTAAATCTTCTTTGTCTCTTAATTCAGCTGGGATAGCGTCATATACCTTAGAGATTTCAGTGATAATGTTACCCTTAGTAAGAGTTGTAGCAGATACGTCAATTACGTCTCCATCAGCCGCTAATTTCGCTTCCAATCCTGTTTCAGATGTGAAGTTTGGTGTAGCACCAGAACCTTGCCATACAACTTTCTCTAAGTCGTTAGATACCTTCTTAGATACTTCATCTAATAAGAATGCTTCAACACTCTCTGGCATCACTTGGTCAGAATTTGAACCAGCTCTCATCAATTCTGATAAGTAGTTAGTTTCAAAAGTTCTTGAACAATATTCTAAGTTGATTTTAACATCGTGTGCTAAAATTTCTTTTTGTGCTAATGTTCCTTCACCTGTTCCATTGAATGAACAATCAGCATCTTGTAGGATATCTCCTAAGTTTAATTGAGCGATTTTCGCTTTAGACTTCACGTTAGGGATAAGTTTGAAACTTTCCTTTGAAACACCTTTTAATAAAGCGTTAGCGTAGAAACCTTCTAAGTCCGCTCCAGCGTAAGTCGTGTTGTCTGTAAAAGATAATTTAAAATTTTTCATTTTTTTTAATATTTTATTCTTTTTTATTACTTGATTATATGATAAACTATAATCAGATTATTATTTGTAGATTTTTTATCTAAATTTTCTAAAAATGTTTATTCTTTCAGATAATTCTTCTTCTACTTTTACTTTTCTATCATCAGTCTTTTTTGTGATAGATACATCACCCGCCATCTTTGAAAGTTTTTCAACTTGTGATTTTAACTCACTCATTTCTTCTTCTCTTTCTTTAGCGATGTTTGCTTCCATCTCTGTGATTTTATTCATAATCTCAGAGTTTTGAGTGATAACTTGGTCTAACAATGGTTGAACGATGTTTAATACTTGTTCTTCAAAAGATAATTTCTCTTCAACTACTTCTTCCGTTTCCAATTCCTCAGTCGTTTCTTCTGTCTCTAATTCCTCAGATACAGGTTCCTCAACTTCTTCCTCTTCAACTTCAATAATTTCAGAAACTTTACCCTCCTCAACAACGATTTTAAGACCACCTTCTAATTCGTGTTCACCCTCTGGTGCTGGTTGTGTCATTTCTTCATCTAAGAATACTTCAACACCAACAACAAAATCACCTTCGTAATAAACAGCGACACCATCAGTCCTCATTACATTTGCTAATTTAGTTTTCTCCATTTCTTCTTCTTTTTTATTGGATTTATTATTATTGATACTTAATTCTACAAGTTCTGTTCCAGCTAGTATCTCAACTGAAAAACCTTTTACTTCTTCTCCTTTAACTTTGTTTTTCCAAAAATCTTCATCCTCAACCTTAACCGCTCCAAACCAAGTTCCTTCTGGTAATTCATAACCATACTTTTGTGATTTGTCTGGGTTTTCAGTCAACCAATTCTCTTTAAGGAATGCTTCAACCTTTTGGTCTGAATGTTGGAAGTTGAATTGGTCGTTTAGTTTATTCTTATTAAACTTCTCAGCGATTAACTCAATGGTTTCCTTCTCAAACATAATGTTATATTCGTAACCATTTTCATCACGTCTATAAATCATCTTATTTGGGATTAACATTGGACCATAAAGTAATTGTTTATCCTTATCTACTGAGAATGACATCTCAACTTGTTTAGATAACTTTATCCAATTTTCCTCAATCGCTGGTTCATCAACCAATGAAACAGCGTAAACCCCACTTTCATCATTTGGGTTTACTTTGATTTTGTATAATGGTAATTTCTTTTCCATATCTTAAACTATTATTTAACTATTATTTGTAGATTTTTAGAATGTTGTTCTATTCTTTAACACACTATCATTATGTTGAGCGTTGGTAATATCCTGTGATACAACATAAGTCTTAATTGGACGATTATTCATCATCATCATTATTTCTTCCATACCACTTGTATCAATACTAGTTGTTCCACCTTGAACTAAACCACCTTGATTATAAGATGGGATAAGTGGTGAACCACCACCCATTTTATTTATCATGTCTAATTGTGGTAAAAACATCTTAGTTGATTTAGCGTTTATCACCGCCTCACCATTTGATAACATCGCTGGGATACTATCTGATGTTGATGTCCCAGGTCCTACAACCATACCACCTGTTGAGAATTGTTGGAAGTCAGACATCTTTGGTTGTTGTGCCATCAGTGTCGCTACTTGAATACCACCCAATACCCCAGCTAATTTAGCTGCGGCTATGTTAGTTCCCATAAAAGGTGGTTGTCCTAACGCTTTGATAACGTTTAACGCTGTTGTCGCTACCGCTTCACCTAATCTTAATTCCCATTGTAACATAGCGTTTTTCATTTCTAATTCCGCTATTTCCTTACTAGCTTTCCTTCTAATAACTTCTCTTTGGTTTTCAAATTCCTTTTCTTTAACCAATCTCGCTTTGTCAGCATTGGATAAATTTGATTGTTGTTCTTTGTAAGCGTTTTCAACATCATCTATCGCTCTAATTTCAGCATCCCTCGCTAACTCAGCGTTTCTAATTCTAGTCTCAGTTATTCTATCACTTACAGATGTAATAAAGTTGGATAATTCACCATATAATGATAAGAAACCATCTTCCCATATCTGTCTTATCTCATTTTTGCTTTCTTCATTCTTTTTCTCCGCCTCTTCTTGAAATAACTCTAAAATCCTTAATTGTTCTTCCTGTGTTAATTCGTCTATTACAATTCTATCTAATCCAAACTTCTCTAATTGGGTTGTGATAACATCAATATTCTTTTGGAAGTCTTCTGGACTTAATCCTAATTCACCACCATCAATAAGTTGTGAGAAATCAAAGTCTTTTGTGATTGTATCTAAATTCGCCTTAATACTACCAACTAATAAGTCTGTATTCTGTGCTTGTGTTTTTAACTCATTATTTAATTGTTGGTATTCAAAACTTACACCCCTAATACCATCTTCTAAAATGGTTGTTTGAGTAATAACTTTGATAAGTGCGTCTAATTGTGTCTTAGCAAGTCCCTCAATATCCTGTGTAAGTAATTCTTTTTGTTCTTCATTCAACCCTTTGAAAGCACCCTCTTGTCCTTTTAAGATTGTTTCTTGTTGGATAAAGTAATCTAATAACTTATCATATTCTTTATTATATTCTTCGGTTCCACTTCTTAGTCTATCTAAATCAACACCATACTTTTCAATAAGTATTAAATCGTCTTCACTAACAATATTACTTACTACTTCTCCTTCAATTAAATCACCTCTTAATAACGCTTTTAATTCTTCATCAAATACATCTTCATATTTAATGATATCTTCTAAAATCAACTTATCTCTAAGTCTTATAAAGAATGTATCTAAATCTTGACTAATACCTGTTTGAGTATTTAATGATATTAAATCAAACGCTCTTTGATAACCATCTAAAATTGATGTGAATACCCTTTGTTTTTCTAAAAAACCTTCTGTTTCAGAAAACCTTTCTTCAAAACTACTAAATGATTTATCAATTTCATCTTCAAACTTCTTCCTATCACCTTCAATAAATAATCCTGTTAGTTTACCTCTAATATTATCATAGAATACACCAAATTCATCACCCTTAGCGGATATAAAATCTAATTGTGTTTGAGTTGATGTAGCGATAGCCTTACCTTCTTCATCAATGGATGAATTGAAATTTTGTGATTGAATTGTTACGGTATTAAAGTTTTTACTTAATAATTCAAAAGTTTTAACAAGGTTATCTAATGGTTGTTCTGTATCATTTAAACTATCAATAAATGATTTGTTTTCATTAATTAAATTTTGTATATCTTCTATAATACCAGGTGTTCCAGTATCACCACCAACAACTCTTAACTCAGATAATCTCTTATAGTATTCACCTTGTGCTACTAATTGTTCTTGTAGTAATACAATTCTTTTCTCAGTAGCCTGTTTTAATAATTCTTTTCTCTTCTCTTCTTCCTCTTTTAACTTTTCAGTTCTTTCTCTTTCAACATTCGCTTCAAATACTTTTATATCATTTTGAGCGTCCTTATATTCCTCAGTCCCCTTAGTATATAGTTTTACCTTTTCATCAAGTATTCTTCTCTCTAAATCAATAGTATCTTCACCTTGTGCTTCTTGTAAATCCTTTTGTCTTTCTAATTCATTGATTAAGTTTTGAGTTGGTTCAGATTGGATATTTTTAAGATTTTGTTGACTATCTAAATACAATCCTTCGGCTTCTTCTAATTTAGTTTTTACTTCTTTTACATCTTCTTCTGTAGCACCAAAAATTGAAAAATATATGAATTCTGGGATTGAAGAATATATGTTTTTTTCGGTTAGTTCATATGATTTTTCAGTCTCTTCTAATATCTTTTTTTGTGTCTCAAAATTATCTTCCAGTGTTTTAACATCATCTTCTGATAACTTCTTTCTTTTCTTTTGTAACTTATCTAATGTTTCTAATTCATCACCATATAACTCAATCCTCTTTTCAATATTTTCAATTTGTATTTTATTTAATTTAGATTGTGTTTGTAATAGTTTTTGTCTTCTTCTTAACATGAAAGAAGAATTACCAATAGCCGCAGTCAATTTATCCCAATTAGCGACTAACGCCCCTATTAAAACAACCAAAGCACCAATACCTGTTGATATCAACGCTATTCTAAATAATTTGGTTTGGACTATCGCTGCTTTGGTAACGTTGGTGTATAATGTCTGTGCTGCCGCCATCGCTCTCGTAGCAATAGTGGTTTCCTCAATAAGTAATGTTCTAATTTCTTGTAAACCATTAAGAATAGCCATCGCTGATGTAACCTTTTGGATACTCTTAGTTAGTTCCTCATTTTCATCACCAAATAACCCAGCAGCACCCTCAGCGATTGAAAATCCAGCCGCTATACTTGTTCCTATATTTACAAAGTTTTGAAGTCCTTTAAGTCCTTTGGATGCTTTATCAACTGATTGTTCAACATCCTCAATTCTTCTCTTCAAACTACCCGCAGTATTAACTAACTTATCAAAACCTTCACCACCAGCACCAATTTGGGTAGCGGCATTCTTTAAGTCCTTAATACTATCCTCTAATTCTTCAACACTCTTAGCGGATTTCGCTGTGTTTAATAATACCTCTATATTGATTTGTTCTGCCATTCTATTCGTTTAAAATAAAATATATTATTTGGGGTTATTGTTTTTAAGTTATTTCAGTAAGGATAACATTCATATTCTCTAATGTAACATTTCTAGCACCTGTTTGATTGGATACATATACTTCAATATAATCACCATCAACCATTGAAGTCATACAATGAAAAGATATTGTATTACCACCACTACCTCTAATAACCATAGTTCCTAGACTACAAGGTATTGGACTACCATTTTGATAAAATAAAACGTGTAATTCATCATTATTGGTTCCATTGAAAGCGATAATACCCTCTAACTTAATTGGGTTATACCCATCACCAACTTTTGTCAATCTACCATTGGTGTGAGTAAATCCTTTTGTATATACTGATGTAGTATTCGCATTTACCTTATAATAAACACCTGTTGAAGATATAGTGGTTATAGTCCCACCTGTGTAATCAAAGAAGTTACCATAATCACCTCCACCAACTTTCTTTGTATCAACAAGTGATACGTTATATTCAGTTGTTCCAGTATTCCATGTGGTATATTGATATTCTTTTAGAAGTAAATCACCTCTATCCTCATCCCACTCTAATACGTGTTTTTTGGTATTTTCACTTATCTTAGTTCCCATATTAGTATCCTAATTTATTTTTTAAACTCTGATTTTATTACACCATCAACAAGTGTTAAAGTGATTGTTTGTGGATATGTTGGTATAACCTCTACCGATACAATATCAACAAAGTTGTCTATTGTCCCTGTCCAGTTTTCCATTACAACAACATAACTCATTTCAGTATTTATATCACAAAATAATACTGTTCCATATACTTCTAATTTTGTTACTAATTCTTCTCTATTTACCATCGTTTTTATTTTTAATATTCAAACCTCATATTTGGTCTATAACTCACATCGGTTGTTCCATATCCAGTTGGGAAATTATTATCTTGATATTTATACCAAGTCTCCGTATTAGTGTTTGAAAACCAACTTTCATAATATGGATAACCACTAGCCCAATTACCATCTATATTTTCCCATATAACTAACAAGTTATCAACACCATTGTAACAGAAGTTTTCATCAAAAGTTAAAGGTGTTTGCCATCCACTAGCCCCAATAGTCCAATTGAATATGTCTTTAACTGTCATCAAATCTGAATTATTTACCCCTGTAAATGTTGCTGGATTACTTACATCAGCGGCACTAAGGATTTGTATTGAAGTGGTTAAATTAGTCGCTGTGGTGTGTGCTAACCTAACTCTTTGGTTATTGAATACATACCCAATACCACCAGTAGTTTCAAAACTAATAGATTTTAATTGTTTTTCACCACTTCCAAACTCACTTTGGTCAATAAGGAACATACTCATACCATAATCATATAAACCATAAGCTGGGGCATAATACAAATTAGAAGTTCCAGCAGCACTACTGAATGTTAAACCCTGTATTGGGGCACATCCTCCTTCTTGTGAAGAATATGCGAAATGACTTAACGGAAATACTATCATAATTAACTAAAATTTTGAACAGCAGCACCATAAATATTACTACCACTTTGTTCTGTTATAAGTGTTACAATATCCACAGAGTTAGCGGCTGATGTTATTGTTGGTGTTGTCCCCCCTGGGAATTTATATCTACTACCCCACGATACTGTATGACCACCTGTCCCATCTTGTTTAATAATAAACATAAGTGTAGCACCTGGGTTAACATATGTTGGGTTTTCAATTGTTGTATTACCTGTAAGAGTAATTTGTTGGATTGAACTAAGTGAATAGTCTGGTGTGAATGAACCACCTGTATCATTTTCTTCTGGTATAACACAAGTTGAACCTCTAACTTCAACACCTTGTGTATTTAATCTTAATGGTAATGAAAGTGAAGTTTCATTTCTTCTAGTTAAGTGGAAATCTACCCTTGTTCCATTACCACTTGTTGTCCAATTCTCATCAGCACTTACCCTAATTTCAGCACCACTATTTAACCCAGTAGTGTTATCATCATTACCTTTAAAGAATATATTACCTAATCTCATACTTTCAGTCAATCCTGTAAATGTAGATGGACTAGATGCGTTTACCCTACTAAATAATAAATTACCACCACCAGTGGCTGTATTGTCAAGGTTTTCTAATTGAATTGTGTTTTGTGAACTACCTTCATTTCTCAATGTTAAATTAGATAAACCACTATCTGTAGCATACATAGTGATGTAATTATTACTATCACCTTCAACCTTAGTTTGTGCGTATGTTGAATTATCTGTTAATATAGTAAATTTACTACTACCTGTTACAGTATCACTATCAGACCAATATGTAATTTGATTAGTAGAACCTCCACCATCAATACCACCACCAACAGCGTTATCAACATATTCTTTATCAACTAAACTTCTGTTTGTATAGTTTGATGAATAATCATCATCATATTGAATACCTTGAAATCCACCAGCATTACTACCTCTTACTTCAAATGTTGTTCCAGATGGTGCAAAATACTGGTCAAAAAATATTTCATTTGTATTTTTAACTTGAAAAATACCAGCATCGGTTAAACTAATTTCACCAGAATTAGTCCCATCTGTGGTTTCCATTTTTAAACCATCACCATAAAATGAATATAATCTTTCATTTGAACCACTTATATTACGTAACCCATATAATGTTTCAACATCAATCCAATTAAAACCAGTTGTATTACCAGCGGTTAATACTTGTGATAATGTTGGATTAGATGCTCCACCTGTTCCAACAACTACATTACCATGAATATCAATACCCAAGTTATTTAGACTTGTTCCTGTTGGAACATCATTAATGTTTAATTTATTTACATATGTAGTGTTTTCATATCCAGCTGTAATACCAACACCACCTAAGATAATTATATTGTCTAAATCACCTTCTATTGTGTTTCCATTACCACCAATAATACTATTACTAACAGTATTTGTTGTTCCGTTGATAGTGTTGTTATAACCACCTATAATCGTATCATAACTACTTTGTCCATTTAACTCATTATTTACACCACCAATTATAACACCAGATGATGTAGTCCCAGATATAGTATTATCTCTACCACCGATAATACCACTATAATTTTGACCTTCGTTAGTGTTACCTTCACCACCAACAATAAATCCCCAATCAATACCTGTTATTTGGTGTCCTGTTCCACCGAATATACCAGAATAGTTAGCACCACCTGTAATATTACTAGTAGCACCTAATATAAATGACGCTGTTGAATTGACTTCAATAGTGTTGTTTTGACCACCGAAAATAAGTGAACCATTAGAACTATCAAGAACATTACTATCACCACCAATAATACCACCTACATTACTACCAATAATACTATTACCATTACCACCAGCTATGATTGATAATTGTGATGTTCCACTAATTGTATGAGCACCTTCCGTATCTTTTAAACTACCATTTTCTTTTTCAAAATATCCTGTAAGTCCACTAATACCTGTAAGATTTGAACCATCACCATAAAATGTAGTAGCTGAAACAGCGTTAGATACATCTAAATTACCACCTTGGATAGTTACATCACCATTGATGAAGTTTAAGTTACCTGTGGTATCTATTGTTGATGCTGATACTGATGCGGATGTTAAATCAAGTGTATTCGTAAAAGTAGTTGGACCACTTACTGTTCCACCTGTAAAGTTTTGAACTAATACGTCAGCGGTAATACCTGTAAGTCCACTACCATCCCCATAAAATGTTCCTCCACTAAATAAATTACCATAAAACGAATTACCACTAAAATCGGTTCCGTTTAATGTCCCTGTCATTGTATCACCACTCTTATTTACGAATTGTGATATATTTATTGATGTTGTCCCAGATGTTAATGGAACGATACCTGTAAGTGTTCTAACCCACATAGTGTTATCAACAGCATTCAAAAAGAATTCCCCAACATATAAGTCTGTTGGGGACCATGTCCCATCTGTGTGGTCCATTGAAGGGGCTATTGTAGGTGTAACCCCACCAATGGTTGAATATTTAAATTGAATTCTAGCGTTTTGATTTTTTCTACTCATTTTAATTCTTTAAATAAAATATATTATATATGTAATTTGTTTTTTATAGTGGTTTATCATTTGGGTCATTATTACTATCAACACCACAATTCAAATAATTGATTGTATTAAACCCATTCTTTTCTTGAACAGTATCTCTACCAGCAACTATATTAGTTATAAGGGAAGTGTTATTAAATGGACTTTGAACTTCATTTATTCCACCACTATATAACCATCCATTTTCACCACCTTCAACTACACCCTCCTTAGATGATATTTCAACACCATTGATATATGTTGTATCTGATTTGGTAGCGATGGTATCATTACCAATAATTGTAACATTCCTTAAATTAGGTTTAACAATATTATCATTACCTTGTATTAGGATATTTGACGCTCTTTCTGAAACAATGTTTCTATCACCCATAACTCTAACATAAGAAGCAGTTGAAGCGATAGTATTTAATTTACCCTTAATTTCATTTAAGTTGGTAAGGATATTCTTTCTTATTTTTTCCCTAGTTACCCTTTCTTTTTCTCTTCTCCTCCAATCATCTATAAAAGTAGTAGTTGATACAGTGTTAGTTCCATTACCACCACCATCAGTCCATGGTCCCCAAGCCCATGGTTTTTTTTCTTTAACCTTTTCTTTTTCCTTTAAGTCAGTCCAAGTCCAACCACCTTTACCATTACCAGTGGATGTTGAACCACCACCTGTATTCTTCTTATACTTATTCCTAATGTTTTGTCTACTAATTTTAATCAACTCAACATCAGATATCATTGTAACTGGGTTGTGGTCTATACTATTGATTACGTAATTTACTCCATCAACTTGAATTGTGTCAAATAAATTTATAGTTGTAATATCGTATTGGTTGTGATACATCTTACATTTTAACATATGTGCTTCAACAGATGTTATATCACTCATTACATTATACCAATACGTATTGAATAGATTATCATTCGTCTTATATTTCCAATCAAAGTAATATAACTTTGGATTATCCCATAAGATGTCATACGTTGGTTCTAAGGGATTATCTAAGTGTCCAGCGTATGGATATACCGATTTAGATATTTCACTCTCTACATTACTATTAAATACCCATTCATCACAATTTAATAACCCACCATAAGTATGTATTCTAGTATTTGGTGTATATCTCTCATAATAACCATCTTCATATTCAACATATGCTGGGACAATTCTAAACGCTTCATTATTTAAGTTAACCAATGGTGATGTTGAAAAAGAAATATCAACCTTATACTCACCTTCAAGGAAGTCATTATTGACTGTTACCTTTTTAGTCCCATATACCTCTTCAAAATTCTCTTTATAAACTTTGTTATAATAATCATCATCTTCCTCATAATGGAATAAGTATTCTTTCTTACTTAATTGAGATAATGGTGTGATTGTAATTTCACTATTCCTATCTACCTTTTCAGTCCAATCAATAATCTCAACATCATCATCAGAATAGAAATCATCCCTAGGTTCAATCTTAATTGTCCCATCTTCTAATGGATACCAATAAAGGTTAAACATTCTATTGATTGATGTAATGAATTCTTTAGCACTCATCTCTGGTAATGCTTGGTTCATTGGTATTTCATCACCCTCAAATAAGTATTCTCCAATAGCGTTAAATACCTTACCACCACTAACCAAATAAGTATCCATTCTACCATTTATCGGTTGTCCTAATAAGTTTACTAACTTTGACGCATTTGGACCTTCTGGAACCGTATAATCCATTAAATAACCATATCTATGTCCTTCAATGAATGTCCCTGTGTAACTCCATGCTATTGATGTTCCAACTCTTACCCATCCAAATTGATTTCCTGTTGGGTGTAATACCTCAAATTGTCTTTCATCTATTAAAACATTATCAGTAAAATCCCATAACTTAATTTTAATTTTATTATAAGGACCTGTTATAAGAAACCCTGTTGAAGGACAATTACCAACAACCCTAAACACTGTGTTGATGATACAATCTAAATTGATTGATTGTTCACCTGTAAAGTTTGGTTCAAAATATCTTTCTAATACCCATAAGTCATTTGGGTCAGATATTTGGTTATTGAATGTTAAAGGGGTGTTTGTGTAAGTGTTAGCCACTGTTGTATACATAAACATCTTTAAATGTCTACCATAATCCTCAGAAGTAAAACAAGTTGGATAGTTTTGGTTATTTACATCTGTTTCAACCTCAAATTCTCTATTTTCTTTTTCTTCATCTGGTATATATAACCTATCTCTTGTAAATGGTAATATAAGTCTTCTAAACCTCTCAGAATTAAGGAATGTTGATTTGTATTTAACATCAACATAATTGAATATTTTATCCCATAATGTTTTAGCGTAGAATGCTGGATAGAAATCTTCAACTGTAAAATCTGTATCAGTCTGTCCTCTCCATTCCATTGGATAAACATATCCATCACCTAAATTAAATGTTTTGGAACTACCATTCTTGATTATAGATGTATCCCAACTATTAACGATATTTTCTCTTATCCATTTATGATTGTATTCACTAAAATCAATAGCGTTTAATTCTGT